TTACACGAATACTGCAGCGCACATTCGTATGCAGGACTTTTCGGATCCGAGGTCTAACAGCAAGATTCTGCGCGTCGAAGAGATCCAGTCTGATTGGGCGCAAGGTGGCCGTCAGCGTGGGTGGCGTTTGACTGAGGACGAAAAGCAAGCGTTGGTAGTTGAACGTGAAATGGCTGCACAAAAGTTCAGTCTAGCCGAAGCCGACCTTGAAAACACATATAGTAGGCTTCAAGGCGATATTGATCACCCTGACTACAAAGCCGCTTATAATAACTACGCTCAAGCCGAATCTGAACTCGATACTGCTCGCAATAGAGCAAGAGTGGTCGACAATCAGAATCTTGCCCATCCCCGCGAACGCTACGTTGAAGACACCAAGGATTGGGCCGCTCTGGCGTTGAAGCGTGTTCTCAAGGAAGCTGCAGACAACCCGGAATACGGTAAGCTTCAAGTATCGGCTGGCGACGTGCAAGCCGCTCGTTGGGCGGGTTCCGAAGACGCTGAAGGTGTCGCCAAGTTCTACGATACCACCATCAAATCGCAGCTTGAGAAGCAAGTCAAAAAGCTCGACCCCGACGCTAAAATTACCAAGCGCAAGGTAGAGCGAGACATCAACGAAGACTTCGAAGTTGAAAACACGCTTCAGAGAGGCGAGGAGCTAAACACCGCTAAACGCGATGTCGAAGATCAGATGAGCTTCGAAGAATTCGGTAGCGAGAAATATAATGAGCTTGAATACCAATTGGCCGAGATCGAGTACGAGATCGAAGCTAACAACGATAAATATTATAATCTCACGAAGCCTATCACCTTCTTCGAAGTCGAAATCACGCCCAAGATGCGCGAAGCGATCGCCAAGGGTCTGCCGCGATTCAAGCGTGGCGGTAAAGTCGGTGCGCATTCTGAATCTATCGTGAATAAAGCGCTCATGTTATCCTCTAAAACTGGTTGATCAGCCACCGGGGACGCCCGGACCACTCCTAGGAGATTTTGATGTCAGAAATGGCCAAATCCGCCCGCAAGGCGCTTAAAAGCAAGGCTGAACGCCTTGTTGCAGACCCGCAGAAGAAAGTCGATTCGTCGACATGGACCCCACCGGAGCCTCTTAACGCCGACGTTAAGACCGGCATGCGTCCGGTGTCTCGTCGGGCTTTTAAGTCAGGCGGCAAAGTGACCGGCGAGGCTAATGCCGCCCGCGCTGACAAGGCTCCTCGCGCCTATGCTAACGCCAAGGTGAACCGCAACGTCAAGGACGCTAACGAAGAGCGTGAAGGCGTCAAGCACGTTGGTGGTATGAAGAAGGGTGGCGTAGCCAAAAAAGGTGGTGGCGCACTCGACGCTCTCAGCATCGTGAGCCCAGCTGCTATGGCTTACAATATGATGAAGGGCGACAAGGACGAGAAGAAGCACGGTGGTCGCACCAAGCGTCAGGACGGTGGTCGCACCGAGACCCCATTCTACTCAAATTCCGATCGCCAGAAGCTCATGCAGATGATTCAAGGCATCGAGAAGGGTCGTGGTGAATCGACTCTGAAAGACGCCGAACTCATGTACGATGGTCGCAAAGCGCAGCCGCGCGACTTCTACGACGCTGGGCAGATGAAGCGTCTGGAGCGGGGTTATAAGAAGGGTGGCCGCGTCGGCAAGATGGACGGTGGCCCGATGGTATCCGATCGTCCTGACGCCCGTCTTGGTATGGTGTCTCCGACCCGCATGAAGTTTGCCGGTGCTCAAGGCACGCCGTACAAGAAGGGTGGCAAAATCAAGGACAAGTCCTTCGATGAGATCCGCAAAGAGTACGGCACCCAAGTAATGCAAAAGGGTGGTGCGGCTAAGCATGGCGACGAAGCCATGGACAAGGCCCTCATCAAGAAGATGGTGAAGAAGTCGGCTTTGGAGAAGTGCGAAGGTGGTTCGACCACCAAGCGCATGGCTCGCAAAGACGGTGGCCGCGCCAAGGGTAAGACGAATATCAACATCGTGGTCAATACGGGCAAGAAAGACAGCACCGAGACTCCGATGGGTATGCCGAATCCCGGTATGCCGCCGATGGCTCGTCCTCCGGTGATGCCGGTCCCGGCTCCCGCTCCGGGCTCTATGCCTCCGGGCCTCGCTGGCGCAGGTGCTCCTCCGATGGGCATGCCTCCGGGCGCTGGTCCCGGTGGTCCGTCGATGCCGCCACCCTCGATGATGGCTCGCAAGACCGGTGGTCGCGTGACCAAAATCGCCAAGTCCTATAAGGACATGGAAGCTGGTGCCGGTTCGGGCGAAGGCCGTCTGCAGAAGACCGATATCGCGAAGCGCTTGCCAAAGCCCCGCGAAGACGGTAAAAATGTGTTCGATGGCGTCGGCTACCCGAACAAGGTGCCGGGTGCCACAGGTGGTCGTACTGCTCGCAAAGCAGGTGGTGGTGTCTATCGTTCCTACAAGGACATGGATGCTGGCGCAGGGTCAGGAGAGGGCCGTCTCGAAAAGACGGAGATTCAGCGCAGCAAGCGGGGTCGCTGAGCCGTCTCCTCCCGAATAGCTCAGATGACGAGTGGAGTGCCGTACCCTCTTCGGCACTCCACTTCCTTTCAACAAGAGGGTAGAGAGGGTGAATGTTAACGAACGCAGCACTGTTCGAACGAGAGCTGGGCAAATTGATTGAGGAGACGATCAATGACCTCAGAGGGCAACTCGAAATAAACAATTACGAGACCGTCGGCGAATTTAGATACGTCATGGGACGCATCGCCGCTCTTCGGTCAGTAATGGAAGAACTGGTTCCGCTAGCTAAAGACTACGCGGATCAGCGCAACCGCTAAAAAGAGGGAAATAGCATGCCGCCAATGATAATGCAGCATGACATCGATCCGAAGCAGAAGCTTCTGGAAGAGATGGGTGACCTTTCTAAGGTCGAAATATTCAACAATCAGCTCCTAGTTGCGGTCTATATCCGCCCACAGAAGACCAAGAGCGGTATCTACTTGGCTGACAAGACGGTCGACGAAGACCGTTATCAGTCGAAGGTCGGCTTGGTGCTGAAGATGGGAGAGGATGCTTTCCATGACCCCGAAGGACGTTGGTTCCGTGGCTACACTATTCGCGACAAGGATTGGGTCGTGTTTAGGCCATCTGATGGCTGGAGCATTACTGTCAACAATGTTCTTTGCCGCATCCTTGATGATGTTAATATTCGCGGTCGTATCGATCATCCCGATCGCGTGTGGTAAGGATCCGAAGACATGGCTAAATCTCAAGATCAAGACACCGTAGAGATCGAAATCGACGAGAAGGCATCCGTCGTCGAGGAAGAGATCGTAAAGATCGAACCCGCCGAAGAGGTCGTAAAAGCCGATTCGGGCGCTCAGGCGGAAGACAACGTCGACGACAGTATTCGCGAACTCAAGGAACAACTTGAACGCGAACGTCAAGCACGTGCTGACGCCGAGAAGCGTGCTCGTGAGGCGACAAAGAAGGCCACTCAAGCCTCCGGAGACGTTCACGACACCAATCTGCAATTACTCGACACCGCTATTAACACGGTGAAGAATGACACGCAGATGCTCAAAGAGCGTTACAAGGCGGCTCTGGCGGCTAATGACTACGACTCCGTGGCAGATATTCAAGAAGCGATGTCCAGCAACGCTGCGAAATTGATGCAGCTTGAAAATGGAAAGATGGCTCTTGAGGCTCGTCCGCGCCCTACTTACGATATCCCGGACGATCCGGTGGAGTCTCTGGCCTCTCAGCTATCTCCTCGGTCCGCCGATTGGGTTCGCAAGAATCCTCAATTCGTCACCGACCCGCGCCTTAACCAGAAGATGGTCGCCGCACACAATATGGCGATTGCCGACGGTTATGCTGCGGATACCGACGAATACTTTGAGTATGTCGAAGATGTTCTCAAAGTGTCCAAGCAATCCCAGAGAACACCCGTTCGTGAACAGGACGAAAGCTCTCTGTCCTCCGCTTCGGCTCCAACGCAGCGTAGAAGCGCTCCTCCCGCCGCTCCAGTATCTCGTAACCCGACCAACAACAACGGCGTTCGTCAGAACGTTGTTCGTTTGACGTCGGCAGAACGCGAAATGGCGCAAATGATGGGTATGACTGATCAGGAATATGCCAAGAACAAGGCGCAACTGATCAAAGAAGGCAAATTGCCTCACTAATAAGGTGTTCCAATGGACTCGAAAATCATCGCTAACAAGCAGACTACTCGCCCCGATCCTCGCCCGGTAACGGCGAAGGAAGAGGATCCCCGCGATCGCGCCGCTCGCCGCGCTGCAGAGATCCGTGGGCATCTCGGCAGCATGGATGACGGCGTAGACGAATTCGCCGCGCCCGAACCGCCACCCGGTTGGTCCTACGAGTGGAAGCGCAAGCTTACTCTCGGTGCGGAAGAACCGTCTCACATGGTCGCTCTTACCCGCATGGGGTGGGAGCCGGTACCTGCATCGCGTCACCCGGAAATGATGCCGAGTGGTGGAAATTACGTTCATATCGAACGTAAGGGCATGATCCTCATGGAGCGCCCGAGAGAGCTGGTCGACGAAGCCCGCGAAATCGAGCGTCGTCGCGCTATTGGCCAAGTTCGCGCCAAAGAAGCGCAAATTGCGGGTACCCCGGATGGTACGATGACCCGCGACGATCCTCGCGTTGCGCCGAAGATCAAAAAGGCATACGAGGCGATGCCGATCCCGAAAGAGTAATCCTTCTAATGGCCGGTGGGGAGACTCACCGGCCAAAATGTATTTGAATTATTGACACATATTCTAGATTCTGTTACTCTGATAATGCTTCCCCCGGTGTGGAAGCTTAACTTGATCCCGGTTCTTAAGTCGCCCCGGTGTGCGATGATAGACCTCCCGATAAGGAGAATCCGTCATGGCGAACACGAACGCGCCTTTCGGTTTTCGTCAGTATTCGGGCACGGGTTCCGCTCCGACCTACGAACAGGTCGCGATGACCATTGCCTCGAATAACACGACTGCAATTTACTTCGGTGACCCGGTTGTTCCGCTGAACACTGGCTACATCGCTCAGGCTTCGTCGAACTCGGTGCAGATTGCCGGTATCTTCGTTGGCTGCAAATACCTTTCCACGTCGCAGAAGCGCACCGTCTGGTCGAACTATTGGCCCGGTTCGGATGCTAACGGCAACGTTGAAGCTTACGTCGTGAACGATCCGAACGCTAAGTTCGTCGCTCAGTCCGACGCAACCGGCGTGGCCTTCGCTGACATCAATGCCAACATTGGCTTTGCCATCGGCACGGGCAATTCGGCCACGGGTATCTCGGGTGCTTACCTCGATACCTCGACTCTCAACACCACCAACACGCTCCCGTTCCGCGTTGTTTCGCTCGTTTCGGCACCTCCCGGATCGAACGGCACGGACTCTGGTGCGTATAACTATGCTGTCGTGGCGTTTAATAACGTTTCCACGAAGCAGCTCACCGGTATCTAAGAGGAGTAGGGACCCATGGCTGTTAATCTTTCCGCCATTAAAGACCTTCTCCTCCCCGGACTCCGTGGTGTTGAAGGCAAATACGAACAGATCCCGTCGCAGTACGACAAGATCTTCACGAAGCATGACTCGAAGATGGCGCTTGAGCGTACCGCTGAAATGCGTTACCTCGGCCTCGCTCAGCTCAAGACCGAAGGCGGCCAGACCGCATTCGATAACAACGCTGGCGAACGCTACGTCTATAACCAAGAGCACACTGAAATTGCTCTGGGTTACGCGATCACCCGCAAGGCGATCGATGATAACCTCTATAAGACGCAGTTCCATCCGTCAAACCTTGGCCTCATCGAATCCTTCCAGCAGACGAAGGAAATTTATGGTGCCAACATTCTGAACACGGCGACGACGTACAATGCGTCCATCGGCGGTGACGGCAAGGCGCTTATTGCCACCGACCACCCGATCGATGGCGGCACTGTTGCTAACCGTCCGCTGGTCGACGTTGAGCTTAACGAAGCGACCTTGCTGAACGCAATGATCGCCATCCGTACGAACTTCAAGGACCAAGCAGGTCTGAAGGTGTTCGCTCGCGGTCGTAAGCTGATCGTTCCTCCGCAGCTCGAACCGGTTGCCATCCGTCTGACGAAGACGGAACTCCGTCCGGGCAC